TGGCAAACATTTGCATTCCCACCAGCCACAGTTTTGGCTAACTCAGTAATTGTTAGCCCTTCTGATCCATATTTAGAGCCTAATAACAATCAACACAACACGATTGCTCCAACTGCTAATTTTAAGATAATCATCACCGTTCCTTTATTTGATAATGAAGGAAATCTCAATGGAATTGAAGATGCCCTTGTGGGTGTGTTCAACAAACTCGCAGCATCCGCATTAACGTATAATGTGGGAGCAGTTAGTCAGCCAAGCGTTCTGAACGCGGCATCTGGTGATCTGCTTACTTGCGAAATGTCACTATCCGTTCTAACTACCTGGAGCTAAAATGTCCGAATGGGAAAAAGAAAACGAAGCCTTCCTGAAGAAAATCGGGCAGGTTACTTCAGCACCAAAGCCAGCATCTACTAAGAAAGACGAGGAATAATCCTAATGGCTGTATTTCTGAACAACAATGTAGGCGTTAAGATTAACTCTGTTGATCTTTCTGACCATGTAACAGCAGTAACAATCAACCGTTCATTTGATGAACTCGAAGTAACAGCAATGGGCGATTCTTCTCACAAGTTCGTGAAGGGCTTAGAAGCATCAACAGTTACAATCGACTTCCTCAATGACACAGCATCAGCGAATGTTCTTGCGACACTTCAAGCTGCATGGGGAACAACTGTTACAGCAGTATTCCTACAGACAAAGGGAACAGCAGTATCTGCTACTAACCCTCTATACACAGTTTCATTGCTAGTCAATAACACAACAGACATCAACGGTGCTGTTGGCGATATTGGCACAATGTCAATCACATTTACTGCTAACTCAACAGTTGCAGTAGCCACAACAGGTACTTTCTAAACAACTAAACAAAGGGGCACAGCATGGCAAAGTTAAAAGTAACAAGGGCAGATGGATCAGTTGGGGAATACCCAATCACTCCATTGGTGCAGTACGGATTTGAGATTTGGGCTAAGAAAGGATTCCATAAATCACTTATGGAAGATGCTTCTCAAACTTCAATCTTTTGGCTTGCCTGGGAATGTATCCGCCGTTCGGGTGAAACTGTTAAGCCATTCGGAGAGCAATTCATCGAAACCTTGACTTCGGTTGAGGTATTAGATGATGACCCTTTGGCTTAGGGCGCGACTCGATCACCTATCTGATTGCTAAATTAAGTGTCAGACTCGGGATCGCGCCACAACAATTATTAGAGCTAGATGAAGTAATGCTAAAGAACCTAATCAAGGTTCTACAGGATGAAGCGAAGGAGGCTAGAGATGCCAGCAACCGTCAAAGGCGGCGTTGAACTTCGCAAGGCACTTCGTAACTTCGCTCCTGAATTAGGCAAAGAAACACAAAAGGAAATTGCTAGCGTTCTTAAGCCTGTTGTAAAAGAAGCTAGAGGATTTGTCACTACCTCGCCTTTAAGCAACTGGGCTAGAGAAGGTGGCAAGTTTCCTGTATTTAACGCTTCAATCGTTAAGCGTGGCATTGGTTACAAGACAACACCATCAAAGCCTAATCGCAGAGGCTTTACAGCATTAGCACAGATTCGTAACCGTTCAGCAGCTGGTGCTATTTATGAAACAGCAGGTCGCCGCGCACCAGGCACAAAGCCTTCGGCTCGTCCTAACTTTGCTCAGGCAATGGGCCCACTTACAGGATCAGGCAAAGAGCGTGGTCGCTTGATTTATAAGGCTTGGGAAAATGACAAGGGCAACGCTACAAAGGCTGTTCTAAAGGCTATTGACAATGCTGGTAAGACTTTTAATCGAATGGTAGGCACTCGCTGATGGCTAATGTAGTAATTGATATTGCAGCCGAATACACCGGCAATAAAGCATTTAAGCAGGCAGAAACTGCTACACAGAAGTTAGAAAAAAGCGTTGCTAAATTAGGCAAGCAACTTGCTGGAGTCTTTGCTGCTTCTAAGTTATACGCATTTGGTAAGCAGTCAGTCAAAGCATTTGCAGCTGATGAGAAGGCTGCACGATCACTAGCCTTAGCCCTAGCCAACACAGGCAACGCCTTTGCTTCCATCGAGGTTGAGAAGTTTATTGGTGATTTACAACGCGCTACTGGCGTTCTTGATGACAACCTTCGACCAGCCTTTAGAACCCTTCTTACAGCTACAGGCGATGTTAAGAAGTCACAAGATGGTTTAGCTTTAGCTCTTGATATTGCGGCAGGTACAGGCAAAGATTTAGGTGCTGTATCTATGGCACTTGCAAAGGCTTATGGTGGGCAGACAACAGCCCTTAGCCGTCTAGGTGCAGGTTTATCTAAAGCCACTCTCGCATCTGGTGACTTAGATTTAATTACTAGCGAACTAACAAAGAAGTTTTCTGGTCAGGCTTTAGCCGCAGCTGAAGGCTACTCAGGAGCAATCGCTAAACTCACAGTTGCATCTAATAACGCCAAAGAGATTATCGGCAAAGACCTTCTAGATGCCATGCAGATGGTGGCAGGAGAAGAAGGCATTGGCGGAGCAACAACCGCAATGGAAAGTTTTGCCACTCAAATTGGTAATGCAATCTATGGCATTGGTGTTCTTACAAAAGCAATCAAATCTATACCAGGTGCAGGATTCATTGGTGATGTTTTAGCCGCTGGTACTCAGATTTCAGGCATTGGACTTCTTTCTAGATTAGGTGCATCAAGTAAAGCGCGTTCAGCAGGCACTCCAGCCCAATCGCCTGGACAACGCAAAGCCATCGATAAAGCCAATGCCGATGCAATCAGACTTCAAAAGTCCAAGAACACTTTATCTAAGATTGATAACGACAATACTGCTAGAAAACTTGTTCTCACAGGCGATCAGTTAGCCCTTCTTGAACTAGAAAAGAAGTTCGATGTAGAGCGCATTGGCTTATTTGCTGCTATGAATCAGGCAACTGATGGTGAAACAAAGATGCGCCTTTTATCTCTCATTGCTATCAAGGATCAGAACGCTGCTCTTGCTGGTCAAATTATGAATGCCAATAAAGCAACCGATGCTCTAGAAGCATTCCGCCAAGCCATTCTTGCAGCCATTCGAGCATTGCTAGACAAGGTTCAAAACGAACTTGCACAGCTACAAGCTTTGACTGGTAACACTCCAGTTACAGCAGGCACATCAACTTTTATGACCAATGACCCAACAGCGGTATCTGGTGGCATTCCTAACACAGCCTTGTCTATGGACTTTGGTGCTGGAACATTTAGAGCTGCTGAATCTCGCACAACAAACATTTCAGTAAATGTGCAAGGCTCAGTTACTACTGAGCGCGATCTAGTCAATGCCATTACTCAAGGCATCTATAACAATCAGGCTTCTGGAATCCCAATCTCCTATACGACTGCGTACAGATAATGGCGTTACCAGCAACCCTTGTTGTCAAGATAAATCTATCGGGCGGAGCTTCATTCGGTAATCCGTTTATCTTGGGTACTTCACAGTTAGGCTTTGCTGAACTAGCTTCTGCCATTCCTGTAATTGTCGATGTTTCTGCTCAGACCACAAACATCTCGACTCGCAGAGGGCGCAACCTTTTGCAGGATAATTACGAGTCCGGACAGGCAACTATCAGAGTCGTTGATCCAAACGGTGACTTCAACCCACAGAACACTTCTAGCCCCTATTACGGGCTATTACAGCCACTTAGGAAGATACAGGCATCTGCTATCTATGGCGGAGTTACTTATGGCTTATTTGGCGGTTACATCACCGAATATCGCTATACCTATCCAACAGGTCAAGAAACAGGTTATGTAACCTTTATCTGCTATGACGCATTTCGCTTGATGTATAACTCCAATGTCACAACCGTTACAGGTGGCACAGCAGGTCAGACAACTGCACAACGCGTTCAATCTATCTTGACCATGATTGCCTGGCCGCCTGCATTTACTAGCATTGGCACAGGTGCTACAACATGCGTGGCAGACCCTGGCACAACTCGCACAGTCCTAGAAGCCATTCAGACTGCTGAGTTTACAGAACAAGGCGCGTTCTACATCGATGAGAATGGCGTAGCAACTTTCAAGGGCAGACAATTCGTCTATGATGCACAAAGCGCAAGCCCAACAGTATTTAATCAAACAGGCACAGGCATCAACTATGCAGGGATTACCTTTGCCCTAGATGATAAGACAATCGTGAACAAAGCAACTGTGACCCGAATTGGTGGCACAGCACAGACTTACTCTGATGCCACATCCATTGCTCAATACTTCACACGATCCATCACAGCTACAGATATGCTCATGCAGACAGATGCTAACGCCCTAAGCCTTGCAACGGCTTATGTCGATTCTCGTAAAGAAACTTCTATCCGCATTGAAACAATTACCCTAGATTTAATGACTCCATCATATTCAGCAGGCATTACAGCAGCTCTAAGCCTTGACTTCTTTAACACAGTAGACATCACCAATGAGCAACCTGGTGGATCAACTATCCAAAAGAAACTCCAAGTGCAGGGAATTGCTCACAACATCACCCCCAATACTTGGACAACCACAATCGCTACGCAAGAACCTTTAC